ATATTAGAAACTTACGGTAAACTTCTTATACAAGAGGAAGAAAGAGAAAACACTATCTCTTTTAAAGATTTAGACCCTAAGGTACAAAAAAGTATTGAATCAAGATACGGTGTATCACCGGACCCTAGTAGAGACTTTGTAGATAAAGATATGACAACCTTATATCGTTATGTGAAAGAAAAAGGAGATAATGAAGGAGGGTCAATAGGACATAAAGTTATTAAGTTACCATCATTTGAAGGTATCTATACTAGTTTTAATGATATTATTTTAGATATTAAAAAGTTGATGAATAATAAGGATATTAGAACTGATAAAAATGCAAGAGAATTATTTGAACTTATTAAAACCAACTTCAGAAAACTTCAAAGATACTTAAGAATCGAAAGACCTGATCAATATGAATTAATGAAGATGAGACGAATTATGTCAGAAACAGTAGACAAGATTAAAGCTCTACCTACATTAAATGAATCTTTATTAGACGAAATAGAAGAAGAACCAGTACCTGAGGAAGAACCAAACACAGATGCTCCAGAAGAGACAGTATTAGAAGATGCTACTGATATTATGTTAGGTAAGTTTCCTTCTTTAAGACAGGCATTAATAAAACTACAAACTGAAGACTTTAAACAATTTGTTGACTCAATTGACTGGATATCACCTCGTCCTTCTTCGTTCAGAATTAATCTTAAAAACGGACAAGATTATATTTTAAAATGGACAGGTGAAACATTTGAAGCTCAGATAATGGGTAAAAGGTACTATCTTAATAAAATAAACGACTATCAACAAGCTTTAGATAAACTTTCTATACTGTACAAAGAAGGTCCAATGAAAGGAGCAGGCGATGATGCAGCCTCTGGGGAGGATGTAGATGATGCTAGTACCGGTGGGGGAGACTTCCCCGGTGGTGAAGGAGGAGGAACTGCTGATATTCCAGAACCAGATGACGCAGGAGGAGAAGAAGGAGGAGCCGATCTATCAGGTGAACCAGTTGATTTTGAAGCAGGTGAAGAACCAGAAGCATAATAATAATAACAGACATGAAAAATAATTTTGACCTTAAAAAATTCTTAGTAGAGAATAAACTTACTGCCAACAGTAGATCTGTAAATGAAGGTATGACCGTAGTTGGACATACCCCAGAAGAACAATTAAAAAATGCTGAGGAGTTAGTTGCAAAAGCTAAAGAATTAGGACTGGAAGCATCTATTAGGTATAGTGATACTCCAGGATATGAAAATAATATACAGTCTGTAGAGGTAGGAAAAAACGGTATTCAATCTCACCCAGAACTTAGTGCTATACAAGATAGACAGTTTGCAGAATATGTTAAAAACAAATCTAAAGACGATAAACCTTCATTCAAACCTAAAAAGTTAAAGAAACTTACAGTAGGAGGTAAAACATACGAAATAGGAGATTTTGATCCTAATGATGACGGTAGAATAGAATCTATCGAAAAGTATCCTAACGGATATTTTATTTCAGGAGGAGTTTATAGCGACTATGGAGACGGAGACGATGCTAAAGAAGGATACGGATATGCTATCGATTTGAAAGGTAATGAAATGGACGAAGAAGATCTAGAAGGAAGATACTAAATGAATATAACAGACAAACTATACACAGAATGGGCCTGGAGAACTAAAACAGGTGTACCGGATATGAATAATCCGGAAGATAAAGCTATACTAGATAGACTTATTTCTGAGCTTGTTAAAGAGGAAGACCAAGAGCCGAAAGAAATTACTAAAAAAGATATAATTGATTTTATATCTGATGCTCCACTTGATGATATACAAATTAAAAAACTTTATCAAAGAGTAACTAATTTTAGTAACTATAGATCAATTAGAAATAAAGTAAAGGATAAAGGATACGGTGACAAAATATATAAACAGTATTCTCAACAAATTCAAAGTATTATAGAAGATCTACCTATAGAAGACTCTAAAAAATTTTCTGAATACCTACAAAAAGGAGGAGCTAAATTTAATACTTCAGATAGAGGCGGTAATATAATCGACGATATTTCTGCACAAACTAATCTTCCTACTAATGTAGTTAAAGCAATTTTCAGGCATACAGCTCAAGACGAAAAGAAAAGAGGAGTAGGAATGGGAGAACTAGCATTGATACTTTTATTTGACAATGTAACCAACGCTTCTGGTAAAGGAGATTTAGCAATTGATAATGAAGAATTCGAAGTAAAAGGTCAAGGAGCTAAACTAGGATCTAACTCACGTGCTTTAAGTAGTAATAAAGAGTTTATTGATGCTTTTAGAGAATTAGGTGTTGAAGGAGAAAATAAACCTGTTTACAAAGGAGTTAGTTACGACTTACAGGATATTAGCTTTCTAGTCGCAGAACTTTATAAAGATCATAAAGATAAAGCAGTATCAGCATTTAATGCAGTTTTAAATAGAGTCGGACTAAGTTCTTTAAGTAGTTCGGATTTTAACTCAGCAAATTCATTAGTAATAGCTGTAGGTCTAGAGCATTTTATAAAGTACCAAAGTGAGGAAGGTTTTAAGCATTTCATGGTTCATGATTTTGGAGGAGGTAAGCTTCCTGGTAATAATGGAAAATTCATTTACACAAAAGGCACAGCAGAAAAAATGGCTAAAGAGTTAAAAAGTAAAGGAGTAAACTTCCAAAAGTTTAGCCCGAAATTATTTGGTCCTAGAATAGGTGTTTTTGAAACTGCTCCAAATAATTATCTTGAAGAAGATGAAACAGAATAAAAGTTATGGCACAAGATATAAAAAAAATAATCGCACAAGAGTATATTAAGTGCGCTAAAGATCCGGCGTACTTCATGAAGAAGTATTGCTACATTCAGCACCCTACTAGAGGACGTATACTTTTTAATCTATATCCTTTTCAAGGAAAGGTTCTTAATCTTTTCAAAGATCATCAATATATTATTACCTTAAAGTCTAGACAGTTAGGTATTTCAACTTTAGCAGCAGCCTATAGTTTATGGCTTATGTTATTCCATAAAGATAAAAACGTACTAGCATTAGCAACAACACAAGCAACTGCACGTAACTTAGTATCTAAGACTATGTTTATGTACGATGAGTTACCAAGATGGCTAAAGTTACCTGCTAAGGAGAAAAACAAATTATCTCTAAGATTAAAAAATGGTTCAAAAATAACAGCTAAATCATCGAATGCAGATGCTGCACGTTCAGAAGCAGTATCACTCCTACTTATAGATGAGGCCGCATTTATAGATAATATAGAAGAAACATTTACTGCTGCACAGCAAACACTTGCTACCGGTGGACAGTGTATGGCATTATCTACTCCTAACGGTATTGGTAACTGGTTTCATCAAACATGGGAAAAAGCTGAATCAAGAGAAAATAGTTTTCTACCTATAAAATTACCATGGACAGTACATCCAGAAAGAGATGATAATTGGAGAGAAAAACAAAATGCTGACCTAGGACCTAGAATGGCAGGACAGGAATGTGACTGTGATTTCTTAGCTTCTGGTGATACAGTATTTGAACCGGATGATATGGCTTACTACGAACAAACCTATTTAAAAGATCCTTTAGAAAGAAGAGGGATAGACGGTAACCTTTGGGTATGGGAAGGAGTTGACTACTCTAAATCTTACATGGTTGTAGCAGACGTTGCTAGAGGTGACTCTACTGATTATTCGGCATTTCATATATTTGATATAGAGACATGTACTCAGGTAGCTGAATATAAAGGTAAATTATCTCCTAAGGATTTTGGTAACTTCTTAGTAGGAATAGCATCAGAATATAATGAAGCATTATTAGTAGTAGAAAACGCTAATATTGGATGGGCTACTATAGAACAGATAATGGAAAGAGAATATAGAAACCTTTACTACAGTGCTAAAAGTAATATGGAAACTGTAGAATCATATATGCATAAGTTTGAAAGGGATAAATTAGTACCAGGATTTACTATGTCTGCTCGTACAAGACCTTTAGTTATTGCTAAAATGATAGAATATATTCGAGAAAAAAGTGTTACTATACAATCTAAAAGATTGCTTAGTGAAATGAGAGTATTCGTATGGAAAAATGGTAAACCTCAAGCTCAAGATAGATATAATGATGATTTATTAGTATCTTGTGCAACAGCATTATATGTTAGAGATACTGCTTTAAGGTTGAGACAACAAGGAATGGATTTAGCAAGAGCTCAGCTCTCTTCGTTTAATAATCTAAATTCTAGAAATGCATCAGTTATTACAACAGTTGGTAATATGCAGAATAATCCTTATATTATGAATACTAACCACGGTGATGAAGATCTTACCTGGTTAATAAATTAGATCTATTTATATATAAAACTATACCGTAATGGCGGACAAATCTCTTTTTGGTAGACTTTCGAGACTTTTCTCTACCGACGTAGTAGTCAGAAACGTAGGTGGTAACCAGCTTAAGATAGCTGATGTTAATCAAATACAGACTACTGGTAAATTCCAAACAAATTCTCTTGTTGATAGATTCAGTAGACTTTATATCTATAACAACAAAAATATCTTTAATCCTAATCTTAATTATCAAACGTTAAGAATTCAACTATATTCTGATTATGAGGCTATGGACACAGATCCTATTATTGCCTCAGCATTAGATATTATAGCTGACGAGGCTACATTGAAAAACGATCAAAATGAAGTTTTAGCAATTAAGTCCTCAGATGAAAATATTCAAAGAATACTTTATAATTTATTTTACGATGTATTAAACATAGAGTTTAACTTATGGTCGTGGACTAGAAATATGTGTAAGTATGGAGATTTTTTCTTAAAGTTGGAAATAGCTGAAAAATTCGGTGTCTATAATGTACTTCCATATACAGTCTATCATATGGTTAGACATGAAGGACAAGATCCTGAAGCACCAGCTAAAGTAACTTTTACTATAGACCCTGAAGGTATAGCTTCTTCTGCTGATCCTAACTATATTCCTAAAAGAGATTCTAGAACTATTAATTTAGATAACTACGAGGTAGCTCATTTTAGATTAATCTCAGATACTAACTACTTACCTTACGGACGTTCTTATTTAGAGCCTGCTAGAAAAATATTTAAACAAGTAACTTTAATGGAGGATGCTATGTTAATTCATAGAATAATGAGAGCTCCTGAAAAGAGAATGTTCTATATTAACGTAGGAGCAATTCCACCAAATGAGGTTGAGCAGTTTATGCAAAAAACTATTAACCAGATGAAAAAGACTCCTTATGTGGATCCTCAAACTGGTCAATACAACTTACGTTTCAATATGCAGAATATGATGGAAGATTTCTACCTACCTGTTAGAGGAGGAGATACTTCTACTAGAATTGAAACTACTAAAGGATTAGAATACGACGGAGTAAATGACGTTCAATACTTACAGGCTAAAATGTTTGCTGCTCTCAAAATACCGAAAGCATATTTCGGATACGAAGGAGACTTAAACGGTAAAGCAACGCTAGCTGCAGAAGATATAAGATTTGCAAGAACTGTAGAAAGAATACAAAAAATAATGGAATCAGAGTTAACTAAGATAGCTCTAGTACATTTATATACTCAAGGATTTACAGGAGAAAGCTTAACTAACTTTGAGATTAAGTTAACTAACCCTTCAGTCATTTACGAACAAGAAAAAGTAGCGTTACTAAAAGAAAAGATAGATTTAGCTAATCAAATGAAAGATACTAAATTATTCTCTTCTGACTATATTTACGATCACATATTTAATTTATCTGAAGATCAGTATAATGAAATGAGAGATCTAGTAAGAGAGGACTCTAAACGTTTATTTAGAATAGCTCAAATTGAAAATGAAGGTAACGATCCTGCTAAATCTGGTACTTCTTACGGTACTCCTCACGATTTAGCTTCTATGTACGGAAGAAGAGCTACAGCAACTCCTAAAGGTGGAGAGCCTGCTAACCTTCCTGCCGGTTATAGTGAATATGGTCAACCTGGTCCGGAAGGCGGAAGACCAAAAGAGAAGATGTCTGTATACGGAACTAACAATGATCCTGTTGGCGGTAGAGATAGACTAGGTAAACAAGGTATGCACGGTGGTTTTCCTTCCGATAATGATAACGTAAACGAAACAAACCTAACTACTCAGGCAATATATCATCGAATAAAAGATTCTATGGAATCAAAAAAGAGCTTAATTTTTGAGAAAAAAGAAGAAATTCCATCAAAAATGCTAGATGAAACACAACTTAAGGATTTAGATAATTAACACATATTTATATATAGTAACCGTATACTAATGAGAATAAAACATTCAAAGTATAAAAATACCGGTCTTATTTTTGAATTGCTAGTAAAGCAAATAGCAGCTGATACGCTATCTAAAAAAGATTCATCAGCAGTTTCTCTGTTAAAAAAGTACTTCACAGGTAAAACCTCTTTAACTAGAGAATTCAAATTATATGAATTCATTCTAAAAAATAGAGGGGTCTCACAAATGAAAGCTGAAAATATAGTTTCTACTATAATTGAGGTATCAAGAAAGATAGACACGGTAGCTTTAAAAAAATTAAAATATAATCTCATAAAGGAGATAAAAGATAATTATAATATAGAAGAGTTTTTTGCTATTAAAGTAAGAGATTATAAACCACTAGCAGCATTATACTGTTTATTGGAAGCTCAAAATGCTTTAGACGTAATTAACCCAGACATATTAGTTTCTAATAAAG